ATCGCGTTTTTATGGGGAGTTTTCCGGAAGGGGGGAGGGGTAAGGAATCCTTCCCTGTAGTCGATTAAATCAAGCCTCGGAATGATCTTCCGGGGCTTTGTCGTTTTTGGAGCCACTGTGGACGAAGACAAAGGAAATCTGGTCGTCCTTCCCGGTGGAGGAGAAGGATGGGTCCGCCGCGTCGTTGCCGGAGTTGAGATTCCGGCGCCGCCGCCCGGTCACAACTTGGACCGCCAAGGCCTGCGCCTGTATGACTGGATCGCCGAGGCGCTGATCCGCGACGGCCGCAACGTCAAGGCCGCCGGCATCCAGATCATGATGCTGGCCCACTCGATCAAGACCTGGTCGGAAGACATGAAGCTCTGCGTCGAGCATGGCCGGTATGGCGAGAGCGAGAAGGGCAACCGTTACGAGCTGCCGCACAGCTTCAACGAGCGCAACGCCCGCACCGAAATCAAGAAGGAGCTGCCCGAAGCATGCCTGACCGTCATGTCGATGATCGAAGCCAGGCTGCGGGAAAGCAAAACCGCCAATCCGCACCAGGACGACCTGTTCGGCGACATGGTGCAATTCGCCGCCGGCCGGCCAAGCGTCTCGAACGGCTGATCCCGCCCGAGGCCGACTGGCACGAATGGGATCGCACCTATGGCGTGCCGGTCCTGCGCGGCGAGATCGTCGTCGGCAAGTTTGTCCGCCTGGCGGTCGAGCGCCACTACCGCGACCTGCAGGACGCCCGGTCGCGTGACCTGATCTTCAGCCCGGCGCATGCCTGGCACATCATCAACTACATCGAGCGCTACTTCGTCCATATCAAGGGCGGGCTGGCAGGCAAGCCTATCCTGCTCGATCCGTGGCAGAAGTTCTTTACCGCCGTGCTCTACGGCTGGCGCCGCCTTGATGGCCGCCGCCGCTTTTCGCGCGCATACGAAGAAGTCGCCCGCAAGAACGGCAAGAGCACATGGAAAGGCCCGCAAGGCGCCTACCTGTTCATGATGGATGGCGAGCCCGGCGCCGAAGTTTATGCCGTGGCCACCACCCGCGAGCAGGCCATGACCGTCTTCAAGCCCGCGTTTGAGAACTTCAAGCGCTGGTCAAAAAAAAGCGCCGGCATGGCGCGCAGCTTTCGCATCTTCGAAGGACTCAACCAGGAGCGCATCGAATCCGGCGCCGCCGTCTTCAAGCCCATCGCCTCGAATGCAGACGCCCAGGACGGCTTCAACCCCTCCGCCGTCCTCTTCGACGAGCTGCACGCCCAGAAATCCCGCGAGCAATGGGACGTCCTTGAATCCGGCTTCGGCGCCCGGCAGCAGCCGCTGCTCTCCGCCATCACCACCGCCGGCTTCATCCTCGACGGCATCTGCACCGAAATTCGCGGCTATCTCATCAGCGTCCTCGAAGGCCGCCGCAAAGACGACGACTTCTTCGGCTACATCTACACCATCGACGAAGGCGACGACCCATTCGCCGAAAAAAACTGGATCAAGGCCAACCCCAGCCTCGGCAGCGCCAAGGCCCTCGACTACATGCGCGGCATGGCCCGCAAGGCCAAAGCGCTCCCCAGCGCCCTCGCCAACTTCAAAACAAAAGACCTCAACGTCTGGTGCAACGACGCCGAGGGCTGGCTAGACCTGCACGTCTGGGACAAAAACGGCAAACACTTCGACCCCGCCAGCCTCGCCGGTCGCGAATGCTACGGTGGCCTCGACCTCGCCAGCACCCGCGACCTCACCGCCTTTGCCCTCGTTTTTCCGCCGCTTGAAGCCGGCGAAGAATGGCACGCCCTGGTCATGACCTGGTGCCCCGAGGCCAAGATCGAAGAACAAGCCGACGACGCCGCGCCCTACCAGCGCTGGCATGCAGAAAACTGGATCACCGCCACGCCCGGCAACGTCACCGACTACCAGCCCGTGCGCGCAGCCATCATCCAGGCCTGCGCCGACTACGACGTCCGCGAAATCGGCTTTGACCGCTGGAACGCCCAGCAACTCAGCAACGAGCTCATGGACGCCGGCGTCCCGCTCATCGAAGTCCCGCAAAACACCGGCGGCATGTACCCCGGCGCCCGCAAGCTCGAAGAACTCATCTACGCCAAACGATTCCGGCACGGCGGCAACCCCGTCCTCCGCTGGGCCGCTGGCAACGTCTCACTTCTCTATGACAGCAACGACAACTTTCGACCCGACAAAAAGCGCAGCAAACCCAAAGGCCGCATCGACCCCATCGTCGCCACCGTCATGGCCCTCAGCCGCGCAGTGACCCACGTGGAAGACGCCCCGCTCGACGACTTCCTCAACCAACCCGTCTCAGGCTAAGCATGAATCGACTCCTATCCTCCCTCTTCGGCTGGTTCGGCTGGGGCGGGGCGGCGCTCGGCAACCGTGCCGGCCGTCAAAGCGGCGCGCCATCAGGCGTCCTCATCGAAGGCAGCACCGCGCTGGCCCCCGACGGCGCCCTGCAAATCTCCACCGTCTGGGCCTGCGTCTGGCTCCTCGCCAACACCGTCGCCAGCCTGCCCCTCTTCACCTACCGCCAGACCAACGGCCAGCGCCAGCTCGCCCGCGACGCGCTCCTCTACCAGGTGCTGCACGACAGCCCAAACTCCCGCATGACCCCCATTGAATTCTGGGTCGCCATGCTCATCAACCTGTTGCTGCGCGGCAATGCCTACGCCCGCATCGAGCGCAACGCCGCCGGCGACGTCATCGCCCTCTGGCCCATGCCCGCCGACCAGGTCGAAATGCGCGTCATGCAAGACGGCAGCGCCACATACTTCTATCGCCTCGACCAGGACGTCGCCGTCCTCGCCGAATCCAGCGTCCTCCACATCAAGGAAATCGGCAACGGCACCATCGGCCTCGCCCGGCTCGACTACATGCGCGCCACCACCACCGAAGCCGCCAACGCCCAGCACGCCGCCAGCCGCCTCTTCGCCAACGGCGGCAAACCCAGCGGCATCCTCATGATCGACCGCGTCCTCAAGCCCGAACAACGCGCCGCCATCCGCCAAAACTTCGCCGACATGGCCGAAGGCAGCACCAGCCGCCTCGTCGTCCTCGAAGCTGACATGAAATACCAGCAGGTCAACCTCACCCCGGCCGACCAGCAGCTGCTCGAAACCCGACGCTTCACCGTCGAAGAAATCTGCCGCTGGTTCGGCGTCCCGCCCGTCCTCGTTGGCCACTCCAACGTCACCGCCTGGGGCACCGGCGTCGAGCAGATCATCGACGGCTTCCACAAATTCACCCTGCGGCCCTTCCTCATCCGCATCGAACAATCGGTCGCCAAACGCGTCATGACCCCGCGCCAGCGCGCCGACATGAACGTCGAATTCAGCCTCGAAGCCCTGCTGCGCGCCAGCCTCAAAGACCGCATGGACATCTACAGCAAGGCCGTACAGAACGGCATCAAGACCCGCAACGAATGCCGCCAGCTCGAAAACGACCCGCCCATCACCGGCGGCGACCAACTCACCGCCCAGACCAACCTCGCGCCGCTGCACATGCTCGGCAAGATCCAAGGAGCCGCCCATGCTGGTAATCAAGACCCTGTCGCTCAGTAACTGCGACATCAAGCTCGACGACGCCGGAACCGGCAAGTTCTCCGGCTACGCCTCCGTTTTTGGCGGTGTCGACAGCTACGGCGACACCATCCTGCGCGGCGCCTTTGAATACACCCTCAAGAACAACGGCAAGCCCCGCATGTTCTACGACCATCGCTCCTGGGATATGCCCATCGGCAAGTGGCTGAAGGCGAAGGAAGACGACCACGGCCTCTATGTCGAAGGCGAGCTCACCCCGGGGCACTCCAAGGCGCAGGACGTCTATGCCTCGCTCAAGCACGGCACCCTAGACGGCCTCTCCATCGGCGGCTACATCAAGGCCGGCGACTACGACGAAACCGAAGCCGGCGGCCGTGTCATCCGCAAGTGGGCCAACCTGGTCGAAGTCTCGCCCGTCGTCTTCCCCGCCGACGGCGCCGCCCGCATCGACCTCACCTCCGTCAAGCACATGGATCTC